GCTTATAAAAATACCCAGGCAGGAGCGTAGCGACAGGGGGGACCGGGGGATCGCCCCCGCTCAACCTGGAACAAATACAAAAGTAAATAGTTAAGGAGGAAAATCTAAGGGGCTTGTCGGAGCGGTGCCTTTCGTCCTGATCCGGAGTGCGTCTTGCAACAACTCGTTTCTTGTCGGCGCAGCCTTTAACGTGAACAATCCGTTCTCGAACTCGAATTGGAACATCGGCCCGTCGCCTACTTATCGAATAACGGAACATCAATCAAATGCTCTGACAGGTCCTACCCCACAGGAGATTGAAACATCTATACCCGGAAGGGATCGAGGGAAAATCAAGTCGGCTGGAAACAGTAACAAGGGAAGGGGTTAGTAGGCAACGAAAGCTCCTTAGACGATAAGCAGAACCAATGAAAACATACAGAAACCTTTATGATGAGATGCTGGATATAAACAACATTATTACAGCAATCGAAAAAGCCTCGGAGAACAAGCTGAAGCGGAGAGATGTAAGAGAAGTGCTTGCTGATAAAGTAAAGTATGCAAATATCATTCAGGGAATGCTCCGGGAGCATTCTTATCAGCAGCCAAAATACAAAACATACACCATCGTAGAGGGAAGCAAGAAGAAAAAGCGGCAGATAGAAAAGCCACATTTCAAGTATGACCAGCTGATTCAGAATGTGCTTATAACACAGCTTAAAAAGATAATACTCCACAGTTTATATGAACATGCACATGGCTCTCTGGATAACAGAGGGCCATATCAGTCTGCACGGGTGATATCAAAGTGGATTCGGAAGGATAAGAAAGGAACGAAGTACTGCCTGCAGATGGATCTGCACCATTGCTATCCGTCAGTAGACCAGGAGGTATTGATTCGGATGTATCACAGAATCATCAAGGACGATGATTTCAATATCGAAAATGATAAGGTGATACGTGCGACAGACGAGGGGCTTGCCATAGGGGCTCCGACATCGTTCTGGCATCTGCATTTCCTACTCACTCCATTCGACCACTGGTTAGTGACACAGGACGGAGTAGAGCACTATCTGAGACACGCAGACGATATCATTGTGTTCGGCTCAAATAAGAAAAAGCTGCACAAGGTCGAGCGTGATGCGATGGAATACATCCGAGAAAACCTGCACATGGAAGTGAACCATAGCCACCAGGTTTTTCCGCTGGAATGGAAGGACAAGAAAGGCAAAAAGCACGGACGACCGCTCGATGTATGCGGATATCTGTTTTATAAAGACAGGACCATACTCAGAGAGGCGAGAATGCTGGGGATAACCAGGAAGGCAGCGAGAATCGGAAAGAAGGAAAAGCCAACCGTTAAGGACGCAAGACAGATGACCTCACAGATGGGATGGCTGAATCACAGCGATACATACAACATGTATCTCGAAAAAGTAAAGCCGTCCGTATCAAAAAGGCGCATGAGGAAAATCATCAGCAAGCACCAGCGCCGAGAAAATGAAAGGAGAAGACAATGCAGTACAAAACAATCGAGAGCTACCAGGCGGAGAGACCGTCAGAGGTAGACACTACATCCAGCAAGACGACAGTCTACATCCGGAAGAATATCCGGAGCGTAAAAAACGCAGAGGATGATGGTACCCACTGGAAGATGGAAGAGGCGGAGCTGACGCAGGAAGAATATTCCGTTATGAAATCAGCGGTATATGAAGACCTCAGAGCTCGGCTGGACGCACAGGACGAGACACAGGCAGATATCCTCCTGGGACAGGCAGAGATTCAGGAGGCACAGAACAGCCAGGACGAAACACTTGCAAACATTTTACTGAATCAGATGGAGGGAGTAAACAATGAGCAGACTTTATAAAACGGTGAAAAGATACTATGACAAAGGAATCTATGACAAGGAGAATGTAGCCACATTCGTCCGGGCAGGACAGCTCACGCCGGAAGAATATGAAATGATTACAGGAGAGGTATACGAGGAGTAAACAGTGACATGGCTAATCTGGAGATTATTGACATGCTATGCGAGATCAATTCGAGGCTCTCCTCTCTTGTAAGCAGGATGGCAACGGAGATCGAGCAGGCAAACATAGCAGACGAGGTGCAGAAAAGCATATTCCAAGAAAAAGAGCACTGTGAGGAGATGATGGATCTGGCCGAGTACAAAATGAGGAGGATCATCGATCATGAATGAGGTAGAACTGGCCGAGAAGCTCTCGGACCATAAGCACCGGATCGGATCACTGGAGCACCGGATGGAAAAAGCAGAGAATCTGATTGAAGAAATCAGGAGCATGTCCTCATCCATCCAGCTACTGGCTCAGGAGGTTCAGAAGCAAGGAGAAAAGGTTGACAACCTTGTGGAAAAGGTGGAAAAGACAGAGGAAGCTCCGGCGAAAGCGTGGAGCAACCTGAAAACCGTAATTATCACAGCCATCACGACAGGAATCATATCTGCAGCGATGGCTGCAATTATATCAATCATTTAAGGAGGAAAAACAAAATGAAAAAAATTGACTGGGTAAGAAAACTCACAAGCAGAAAACTGTGGACAGCAGTGGCATCCTTTGTGTCCATGATGATCGTGGCCACTGGCGGAGCTGAAAACACAGCAACACAGGTCACGGCGCTCATCATGGCAGGAGCTTCCGTTGTGGCGTACATCATCGGAGAGGGACTGACTGATTACGCAAACACAGGAGCGGAAGACCAGGATGAAGCTCAGGAGTAACAGAGGGAGGAGATAGCCTCCCTTTTGAACCATGAAGGAGGATATAACCATGAGAAAACAGGTTTTATTTGACGGCCCGGATATCTCAAAGCATAATGGAAATGTGAATATGAAAAAAGTCAGGGATGCTGGGGCAAAACGAATCGGATTGAGAGCCGGATACGGAAAGGGAAATGTAGACCAGAAGTATATCGTGAATGCGGAAGCGTGCTATAACCTGAATGTGGAGCCGCTGATCTACTGGTTCAGTTATGCCTACACAAAAGAAATGGCCAGAAACGAAGCGAAGGAAGCCATCAAACAGGCGTCAAAGTACTGGAAGAGCTGTCCGATTGCCTTTGACTTTGAATATGATTCCGTGAACTACGCAAGAAAGAATGGAGTAGCAATCTCAAAGGACAAAGCGACAGAGTTCGCCATTGCGTTCCTGCAGGAGGTTAAAGATGCGGGATTCATTCCGGTGCTATACACCAACAAGGACTATGCAGACCGTTATTTCAGTATTTGCGACATCGCAACAGCACTCGGAGGCATATACATCTGGTACGCAAGATACACAGGACAACTCACGGGAGCAGAGGAAGGACTGGCCGATATCTGGCAATGCACATCATCCGGCTCCTGGCCGGGAATCAGTGGAAATGTCGATGTGAATCATTTCTATAGCGACCTGACCACAGAGAAAGCCGACAGGGAGCCGAAGGTCAACCTGAACATCCTGAGCTTCCAGGTCGCATGTAACAAGGACGGAATCAAGGGAGCGGACGGAAAAGCTCTCAAAGAGGACGGAATCGATGGAGCGAATACACAGCATGCAAGAAAAAGCATCAACCTGAAGGCGAAGAAAGTCGGATTCACATGGAAGGTGGGAAGCACTGGAGCTGTGGTGAAGTGGTGGCAGACACGCTGCAATGAAATCCTCGGACACAGCAACGACATTGATGGAAAATTCGGCAAGGAAACACGAAAAGATACCATCCAGCTTCAGAAGCTGCTGAACCTTACACAGGACGGCGTGGCAGGATACAATTCTATTCAGGAAGTATTCTACAAATAGGAATACGAGGAAGAAAAAAGAAATAGTCAGACGATTATTTGATACGGGTGAGCGACAAAAATACAGATACACATAGAAAAATAAGCAGACCTTACGCTATTGCGATGACCGCCCAGGGTATTGTATAATAGCTGATTTCTAAAATATAAGATAATATTGATAAGTCCTGTAAACCCAGTGTTTATGGGACTTTTCTTTATGCATTGATGAGACAAAAGAATTGTCAGAATATTCATAAATAGAAGATAATTTACGTTATTTTGAGGTCGTTATATACACGTGGTACACAAGTGATATACAGGTGGTACACACTCATTTTTACTTGTTTTGAATGCTTTTTGAAGCATTTCATCGGTACTTTTCAAGATGATTCAGGCTGAACATGAGTTTGACGTTAAATAAGAGAACTATCATAAGTGTATCCAGCAATCAGTCTTGGTTTACTATTTTATATCTTGTTCACTTCTGTAAGAAGTTCTTCTAAAGTCTTATGGGTGTACGTTCCCTTGGTGGTGTCGTTTTTCATACTGTGTCCCTTAATCAGTTTGATACATACGTCATTTGCTCCGGCGCTGTCCATAAGTGAAGCAAAGGTGTGTCTGCCATCGTGGGGCAGGTGCTTCATTTTGAGTTTTCCCATGCACGTATTAAAATTGCCATTCATGTAGGTTCCGTAGGTGTAATGATTTCCAAACTTGTTATTGATCAGGTATTTTTTGTTCGGATCGTATCGGTTCTTGACGAGAGGAATAATTTTATCGTTCAGTGGAATAATTCTATCTTTCCCAGCTTCGGTTTTCATGCCGCCTGCCATGTACTTTTCATCTAAATGGACATTTTCCGTCTGAATTTCCAACAGCTCGGTTGGTCGCAATCCAGTGTAAATCATAATCAGGATAATATCTACATTGTTGATTTCATATAGCTTCGACCAGAGTGTTTTGATTTCTTCATCGGAATATCTGTCATGTATCTGCTCCGTAGAGTTTGTCCATTCATAAACCGGACCTTCTGTTAAATCCCTGTCTATGTATTCATTCAATTTAGCGTATTGATACATAGCCTTCAGGACGGCTCGCATGGAAGAAATCGTAGTCTGCGATTTGTGATTGTAGGCATTTAAGCACTGCTGCAGATCATTTGTCCTGATGGAAATAAATTTGCGGTCATGCAGCTCGCTGAAATGATGAAAAGCAATCTCATAATTTCGCCATGTGGAATCGCTAATCTGGTTTTTAAGCGATTTTCGGTATTCCTTCCATTTCTCGTACATCTCTGCAAAGGTGGGAGAGTCCAAGTATTTCATATGTTCCGGAACAACCGCACCGCTATTGTATTCAGCAAGATAGGTGTACGCCATTTCCGGTTTGGAGAAATAAGCCAGGTAATACCACAGAAATTTCCGGTAGAACAGAGATAGAGAAGCCATACAAAGGCGGAAAAGAATAGAATTGAACGTAGGAAGTGCATTGTCAAACTTATGGGAAATGGTGCAGAATCGCTTGGCGGAACTGGCACAGAAAGGACAAAAGGCAATAGAGCAGGAAAAGGATAAAAACTAACTTAGCAAGCACTGCCTGTGTTCCCTCACAGGCGATAAAATGAGTGATTTCTCCTACAGAAGAAATGCTCAAATTTATCATTTAGGGAGAATTCCCTAAATCTTAAAATTATTTGAAAGGATGGAACGATATGGCAAAGGATAGGGCAAACAGAACGAGGAAAAATGAACTGAAAATTTGTTTGAGCGATAATGAAAAATATATCCTGGACAGGAAGGTGGAACTGTCTAAGCGGAAGAGTGCTTCGGATTACATCCGGACACTGATATTCTTTGGATTTGTTTATGATGTAGATTATTCTTATCTAAGGCAATACAATGAAACGCTTGGAAAGATTAGTGGGAATTTGAATCAAATTGCAAAAAGAATTAACAGTACCGGGAATGTTTATGAAGAGGATATGGCAGAAGTGAAGGCGATTATGGAACAGGTGTTGAAGACGCAGAAGGCGATGTTGAAGACGCAGCCGTTGATACATAATGGTTAAGTAGAGCTTTCAGCACAGAATGTGTGGTATGGGAAGTATCGGTTAAAGCGAAGTAAACGGTTTTAATGGAATTGTGTGTGCGCGTGTGGTAAAATGGTGTTGTTGAAGAAAACGGCATTTATCAAATATAATACCTCTCCCAACCTATGGTTGAGTTTGATAATTCCACTTACAGTTTGTGTACAAAAACTGATAAAAATTGTAAAGTGTAGCGTGAAAGGAGGCATATTGTAATGAATCAAATTGATACAGGAAAGTTTATTGCTAGTTGCAGAAAAGAAAAAGGTCTGACACAAGCACAATTAGCAGAAAAGTTAAACATCACTGACAGAGCTGTTTCCAAATGGGAGACAGGAAAATGTATGCCCGATTCATCTATCATGTTGGAACTTTGCAATATCTTAGATGTTACGGTCAATGAACTATTAAGTGGGGAGAGGATAGAAATGAATAATTA